CGCGATAGCCGTGCAACGTGATAGTATCTGTAGGCTCACTGATTACGCCGCGAATCCCATCACCATAGCGCATGAAGGTATCCTGAAGACTGCATTGCGTCTGGTGGGACGCAGCAGTAAACGGAGTCACTTCACGCAGGACACGCCCTGTATAGCCATTAGTAACTAAGGCTAGCTTACGCCAGTTACCAGGTATGTACGCTTCAAAACCGCCGGTTATCAACTCTCCCGATGGGGATATCATCTGATAATCCTCCTCAAGATCCTGAGGAAAATCAAACTTGGAGGTTACTTCGTAGATTACGCGAGACAGTTCAGAGACTGCCAGATCGCGCTGCTCGACACGGCCAGTTATGCTGATCGCGTCATCGACAGTCTCATGAACAGTCGCCATACTACTACTCCTTGGTTACAAGCTGGTAGATACCGGCAGCCACCAGAGCATCCAACTGCTCCTTCAGCTCGCCAGTAACGGTAGTTGGGAAGAAGTAACGGCCGCCAAGCTGCTGAGCTACAACGCCGGCTACCTTGCCCTTACGCTGGCTATAGTAGCCAGGAGCCGCCATGCCGTTGCTGACAGGGCGATTAGCCTGGCCATGACCGCTGGATTGAATGCCAGCGCGTGCTGGCGGGGTAGTTGCAGTAGGAGCGGCCTTGTTAAGAGCCTCGTCCAGATTTGCAAGCAGTGCAGCCTTAGCCGGATCAACCTGATCAGAAGCTTTCTGCTCGTTAGTAGCTTTATTGAGCTGTTTGTTAAAGGCGTTAGCCATGATCGTTTCCTCTATCTCAGATGCTAAAAAGCCCTTCGCATACCGAAGGATACGAAGGGCTTTGGTTGGTAGCTTACACTACAGTAGTGCGGTAGACCTTCTTCTTGGCTGCTACCAGGTTGGTGATGATACCGCAACCCTGCGGGTTGAGCAGCTCTACTGCAAACTCAGCAGTAATGCTACCGCCCTGGGCGTCTACGCCGTTACCGGCTTCGTTGGAACCGCCGCTAGCCGGGGTGTAGTTCTCCTGAATGCTCTCACGACCATCCATATAAGCCAGCTTAACAGCCGGCACATCTACTACCAGCGCCAGACCCGGCGGCAGGCCCATGGCCGAGAACATCGGATGTTCCTTCAGATACAGAGTACCTTTGAAGAAGTCGAAGCGGCCGAAGCGCATACCGTAGCCGCTCTGATCCATGGTCATACTGACCTCGCCGTATTCGCGGCCGATGTCCTGGAAGGTGCGCATGGCGGTAGTATCACAGAACACCACGCGGGAGTTCGGATCGCCTACGTCAGCGCTCTGCGAGAACATTGGCAGTACCATATCTACGATGTCATCGTAGGAGGTAGTAGCCGGAGCCGCGTCCACGTTGCCAGGAGCATACTGGCGTACGGTATCCATGATGCCACCAGTAGCATGAATGGGCTTGCTTTCGTACATGCCCATGTACTTCTGGCCGAAGATCATAGCCTGCTCGATATCCATAGAATGGAAGTCCATGCAGTCGCGCTTCGTCTCGGCGATGTTACTGTAACCGGCTTCGGCATAGGAGGCACGAGCGGTATCAGTCAACGCCCAGGCGTTACGAATGATCTGGGTGTAGTTTTCGATGTACACCGCTTGGATACTACGAGAGGTCGGACGCGGCGAGCCCTGCTCATGAGCGTTACCAACGCAGACGAACACGTCGCCAGTAGTAATGGCAGCGGCTGCCAGACGGCCGAATTGGCGAGTAACGGTCAGCTCAGTAGCACTGTTCACGGAGAGTACACGCATGTTCTCGTCGGTGCGAGTGTTCAGCAGAACCATGCCCTTCACGAAACCGGAGGTGTCGTCTACGGTGATGGTGCCAGCAGCTGCGAGAGCAGCAGCAGTAGCAGCGCATTTCGAGAACACCATAACCTTGGAGAAGTAGCCGTGGTTAACGGCCTTAGCCTTGGTCTTGCCAGTTACGGCAGTCATGGCGAACAGCGGGGCGCTACCGTTCGGACGGAAACGCATGATAGTAGAAGCCAGAGACTTCATGTTCAGCTCCGCCGGATTCAGCGTAGCGTTAAAGATACCTGCATAGATGCTCATAGAGCCTCCTAATTACGAAGATTGATCAGAGGGATTTGCAAAGCCACCAAACTCATCCCAAGACTGCGTAGTAGCCGGCTTGGGCGGCTCAGGATTAACAGTCGCAGGTGCGAACTGACTGCCCAATTCTGCCAGGGCTTCCAGAGCACGCGACTCGATTTCTGAGGTTGTAGCATCGGGATAAGCGACAGCCAACTGTTCTGCTAAGCTGCGGAACATGTTTTGTGCCATTGGGTGCATGTTACTGACTTTAGTCAGATTAGAGCTGACCATGCCAGTACGAAGTTGTTGGCCTAGTTGCTGCTGCTCGTATTGCATACGAGTGTCCAGATAGCGGCCAGTTACTGCGGCAGCATCTTGCAGACTTTGCTGATACGCGGCTTGGCCTACTGCGTTAAGCAGCGGCATAAGAGCAGCCGTCATATTGGGGTCGAGGTTGGCCAGAACTTCTTGGGGGATAGACTTGGTAAAGTCGTAGGATTTGGCTACGCTTGCCAGTTTAGTCTGATCAAGCATAAGAGCAGGGGCCGCCTGCTGTTGGCGGTTCTGACTATTATGCGTGAGATGCGTCAACAAGTCAAGCCCGCTGAGGGGCTTAGTCGGTTGCTGTTGCTGCTGCTGTTGCTGCTGCTGACCGGCTACCGGGTTGCCGTTAGGATCGGCGTTAACCGGAGTATTGGTAGCTTGATCAGCACGCTGCTGATTAGTCTGCTGTGGTTGCTGCTGCTGATTACCGCGATTCAGAAAACCAAACATGATTATTGCCCCTGCATTTCAGATTGACGTTGGATGTATTCGGCCAGCTCTTGCTCAGCCTGTGGGAGCTTGTAGACAAGATTGTAAATCTTCTCCAACAAGTACAACTGCTTATTTACAGTATTCACTGCAATAGCGATTGCTCGATCATCCTCAGCCTGCACTTGCAAATGACTGAGGTTGTAGAGTAGCGTGTCGCGCTCTGCGGCCAGGTATTGCATAAGATGGGGGCTGTTATTAAGCTCCCGACCAGCCGCAATGCAATTGCGCATATCCTGCACAGGATCGTTAACACGCACTTCGTTGTACGGAATAAAGGGGGTCATCTTCTGTGTCCTTGGGTTAGTCCGATTAGATCGTTAGTGGCGCTTGACACGGGAGCCTGAGCAGCACTGCGCGAGCTACGCACCAGCCCTCGCCTGCTAGGCAGGCTTGGGCTTGCCGCTATACGCTGCTTGGCTGCTATCCCGTATCAAGGCAGCCTACGGCACTAACGTCGAATCTCCACTATCGGGGTTTTGTGGGCATCGGTTATGAGACCGGTGATTCGGAAGATCTCATCCAGGGCTGCTGCTATTTGCCCATAGTGTAGGGTGAGCTTGTAGTCGGTCTCGCCAAACTGTAGGGGCTTAGTAGACTTATGAGCTGACTGCTCTGCTTCTGATGGCCAGGTAGGGCATAAGTGGAATATGTGCCCGCCTAGATCACGAATAAGAGCAGCCTCGTTCTCAAAGCGTACGTCGCTTACTACTATGATAGGCCACTTACGCCGTAGGCTACGAATCTTGTGGGCCAGTAGGCGAAGCCAAATGTCATTGGCGATGCACTCGCGTCCGAATTCGGTGCCTAGCTTCTCCAGGAAGTTCCGCCGAGTACCTAGTGCAGGATCATTAAGCAGGTAGTCGTTCTTCTGAGCATGGCTCATATCGCGGTGGAACTCTGGGTCTATGGCCGTAGCGATATCGTACATGGGATCCGCGAACTTAACCCGGCACGTATCAGGCAGAAAGGCAGCCTTTAGTATGGCCTTGGCTAGGGCATCCTTGCCACTACCGAATGGGCCATGGAACCCAATAATCAGAACCCGCTTAGGCTGCTCCATTTCCGCCCTCCTGACCACCTGCCTGCTGGCCTACCAGTTGCTGTAGCATACTTTGGATCTCCTGCTGAATAGTCATGTTCTTCATGTACTCACCGGATGCCATACGCGCATAGATGTCGAAGCCATTAACACCACCCAACTGCGCCAAGTGGGCTAGCATAGCTGGCAACTGCATACCGACCGCCTGCTGCATAACCTGACTCTGGCTTATCATATTCATGAGGGCCATCAGGAAGTCAGTGTTAGCCATCTTGCTCTTAGGCGTATACCCATCAGCCAGCTGGAATTGCAGGTTAACCTTCTGAAGGTTCTCAATAGAAACCTGCAGCGGGATACCAGTACGCGGGCTGACTACTTCGGTGTCCTGTCCGAACATAAGGATGTTCAGTTTAAGGACTTCCTTGATCTTAGCCATCATGCGCGTTTCGATAACCAGGGCCGGTAGACGAAGGCGATTCTCAGCACTGCCCATGATAGACGAGAACTCACCGAGAGTACGGTTGCCCTTGGTCATCTGGCCACGAGTAGCGTTATTCTGCCCGGACAATTCCTTCTGCCAGTCGGTGATGATCATAGCATCCTGCAGTACGGTCTCAGTACCCTGCGAATTGAAGGGGATTGGATAGTACGCACGGCTAAGATCAAACTCGGTAAGGGCGTCTGCGATCACTGGAATCTTAGAACCCATGAACGGCGAGTTCACATCGGCTGCCCGGATAAGCGCAGGGTTGTAGACTGCCCGATCTTGCAGTGCCCGATGCGCCTGCTGGAAACGGATGTTGAACAGTTTGGTAACGGCATCCTGTAGAGGAGCTGCCATCTCCCCGTAGGACTGGGTTTGCTCTTCTAGGCCATCTTCCAGAGGATAGATGCTACCAACCCCGAAGCGCCCATACGGCCCGTAATACGGCTCCATGCTAATGATATGCTCGTTGTTCACCATATAGCAGACCCAAGTCTGTACAGTGTTCTTATTCGGCACATCGCTCATCAGGAAGTCGCTGGGCAGGATGCGCAGGTACATCTTGGTTACGAGGTAGGTATTGCTAGTCGAGCGCCCTACAGCCCGCATACCAGTGGGTACGTCATCAGTAAAGCCCCCGTAGGAGTCCCAGGACTGCTGACGAGCGCGGTCGCCCTGATCATACTCACTGAGGATAGGAGGCTCAAAGTAGCAGTCTGCGGCGAACTCACTAGCCAGTGCCTTGTCCACTACTGCGGAAGTCGTCAGCTTATTCTCGTGCGTGAGGTAGTTGAGGAAGTCCTTCAGTCGGGTGCGATTCCATACTTCGGAGTAGCCCGCGAACTCCCCGTAGCTGTCGTTATTCGGCAGCCGTACGCGCAAGTCGATGTGGGCATTACGCGGGTCGATGGCTATGATACGGCTCACATGGCGAATCTGCTTCTGCAGTTTACGCATGGTGGGATCCGTCTCAAGCGAGTCCATAGCCGGCTGGTAGGTGCTGATAGGCGACCACTCAGTATCCCAGATCATCTGATTGTAACGAGCGCCGTAGTTGAACAGACGCTGAAGCTCCGGGATCGACTCGGTCATTACCAGGTGATCTTGGATAATACCTTCCAGAGCCTCAGCCTCATTGCGCAGGTCAGGAGTAGACACTACCGGAAAGATTGGGTAGCCGCTCAGGAATACCTCTGACCAGTAGGCTACCATCGACTGCACCTGGCTGATTACGATCGGGCTGCTAACTGGGGTCATAGCCCCACAGCTCACCTTACCGTATTGCGCCATGCCCAGCAGATCCTTGCGCTTAGCCGCCGTCAGGTAGCGCGCATACGCCATGTCGATCTCGTCGAGCTTGGAGCGAAAAGTAGCGCGGTTCTTGGTCAGGTGGGTGATACCTTGCAGTAGCTTGCGTACGCGTTTGTCGGTTTCCTCCGACCAGTTGCGCAGCTTGACCTTAGGCTTACTATCAGTGGTCTTAGCCGTAGCCATTGGTTGATCCTCTTGGTTGGTTATTATGACATTGGAACATCGACTACGTCTGGTAGATTCTCCAGCAAGTATTCCCGATTATGCGCAGGCATTAGCAGCTTGTGGTAATCAGTCAGGACTTGCTTCTGATAGGCAGGGGCATCCAAGTAGTCATCCTTATTCTTGGTCTTGCCTAGCCGGTACATCGAGGCGTAGTAGGTGAATGTGGTTCTAGCCTCTGGGGCCATGCCACTATTGCCAGCCAGCAGTTCCTTGATATAGTCCGAGATCCTGGACTGCTTAGAAGCATTCCGAGTCTTGAGTTCTACTACCTGGATCCAGGTAATATTCAGACGCTTGAGTACGAAGTCCAGCCAGAAGCATAGGGATTGCTGATAGCCTACCGATTCGATGCCAATAAGGCAGGCGCCAACTCGCAGAGCCTCTGTGATAGCATTCACCACAGTCTCTTTAGGATCCCACTGGCCGCCGTGTAGCTTAGTGCAGACAGGAAAACCGTCGTAGATGCAGTGGGTTGCTATCACGTTATCATCCGAGTTGTCTCGGAAGCCCGCCGGGTCGATAGTCAGGAAGGCCACGTCATGCGGGCGCTCTAGCAGGCCATCCTCCAAGGGAGGAATAGGGGCAGCCAGCAGCCGGTACTTGGCATCCAGTGGGTCATTCTGCACCTCAGCGAACCAAATATGCCCCAGGCCCATAGCCTCATCGTGCTTGTATTCTTTGATCAAGGCTTCTATAGGCTTCAGTTCAGGCCAGAAGGACTGCCCGTCTGCTAGGATTGCGCCTGTGATCAGGCTAATCCACTCTGGGTTATCCTTCAGCTTCTTCAGTAGACATTCGCCTGGGAACATATTACCGAGGTAGATTATACGCCGGTTAGTTCCCCAGATGTCAATAGACTTGATTAGCGTAGAAGTGAACCACTCGATTAGAGCGGCGTTCTGCACTTCTGATAAGGCCTCCTCTCGGCCTTGGATGTCGTCGCAGATAATAAGGTCTGGCCGTCGGTTATCCTCGTTAGCACCGCGGATTGCTGATCCACTACCAGCAGGCAGTAGAATCCTGAGCTGCCCGTTTAGGGTGCCCACTTTCTTAACCTGGTTGTCGATTAGCTTAGACGCAGACCACCGCCCGTAGATCTGCTCTACCTGAGGGCTGGACAGCATATTATCCACGTCGCTAATAAAAGCCCGGGCCTTGCCCTCCGTAGCGCACACTACCAGAACGAAGAAGTTCATATCGTGTACGATGAAGTAGACTACCAGGATCTTTAGGAAAGTGGTCTTTACGAATCCACGCGGCAGCCCTAAGGCGAATCGTAGGATATCGTACGGGTTGGCGTTCTCCGTGGTCAGCAGCCTGAAGATCCCTAGGTAGGTATCCGGGAAGAGCAGCCGCATAACCCTAGGTGCAACAAGGCCAGCGAAGTAGTTGAAGTCTACCTTGGCCCGAGCACGCACCTCCTCTAGACTAGCTAGATAGGTTAGTTGCTGCTCTTGCTGGATAGCCTCGCCTGACTTGCTGGCCTGGAGGAACTCATCTAATGATGTGAAGCTCATGCGGCACTCCTTGCCGGAGGGAGCGGGTTGCTTGGTTTAGCCTTAGCTGCTGCTAATGCCGCCAGTGCCATTTTAAGCGTGGCCTGCTGATTATAAGCTGTCATGGTCGATTACCTTTAGGTGGCCTTCGACTATCTCACGGAGAGCGTCTATCGGCATTGGGGTCATTGTGCGCCCCCCGATAGATACTATCTCAGAGGACTCAGAGATTTGCATGTCAGTATGCACGATGCTAGGCACCGTAATTTGAACCATCTTGATAGTAGTGCCGTTCGGTAGGGTAGTACCCATCCCGGCGGCGTTGATTGCTGAGCCTACTACAGTCGCTTTCTCCATCGCATCCCGGCGTGCCCCTACCTCACGCAGGGCTTTGAGCAGGAAGTCCTCAGTAGCGTAAGCATCCGTGCGCACTACGTTGGTGATCTTGTCAATCAGCAGGTGCTCAGCGGCAGCCAGCTTATCAGTGTAGTGGGAGCGCTCTTCTGTGGCGGTAGCCGTCTCCTGGGCAGCTTGCTCAGAATACTCGGCTAGGGCAGCCTTGAAGTCGGAGTCCTTCTGAAGCTGGCTAATATAAGATGGGGATAGGCCAAGTAGCGCCCCGGCCACAGAGGGGGCCATACCACGCGACAGCAGCGCCGCGAGGCGTTCAATCTTAGCTGTGGGGGCGGTAGTAGACATGGCCAATCCTTTCCTTTGTTAGCGCGCGCCCGCGCGTGTACGTATGCGTGATTATAGGCTCTGGGGCCGGAGAAAGGCAAGGGGGGTTGAGGGTGGTTAGGCTAGAGCTATAGGGTTAGAATAAGGGTAAGGTAGAAAAAGTTTAGAAAATTTTTTGGTGTCCTTAATAATACTACGCGCAGTGGCCCCCGAAAAAGGCCCGCACTCCCCTACTCGCATTTGGATTGGCTAGTGCTAGTGCTGGCGCTAGTGATAGTGCGAATGATAATGATTGGCATTCTGATTGGCGGGCGCGTCTGCTAGTGGGGCGCACAGGCAACTGCTAGTGGTAGTCGGAATGAGAATGATTCTGATTCGTGTTTCTATTCGTGTTAGGGAATCCGACGAATGGTAGGTTTTTAGGCTAGCTGGGGCTTGACTAGCAGGTTGAAGTCCGTAGCATTGGGGGCGTCACTTCGACAAACCAAGGAGACACAAAATGTCCTACTCGCAACGTCTGAGCCTGATGGTTCATCGCGCAGTTGGTCGGCCTGACCATGGCGCGGCTTTCCCGTATGGTTTCGAGGCTTACGCTAAGGCTGCGGCCAGCTGCAAAGGCAAGCGGCTTGCGCCTCGCAAGGCAGTCACCACTAATCCGCACGGGGGCTTCTGATATGCGCGCCTTGTACATGGTAACGGCTAGCCTGAGCGGCACAGTCAAAGGGCTTGAGCTGCTTCCCTCTGAGTCGGACGCGCAGCCTTATGATTGGGCAAGGCTACCGGCTGGTAATGCGCTGGTGCTGGTAGTCGAGCCAGATACTCGGCTGACCGATGCGATGTACGCTGTCCACTTGGCTATTGACTACGCTCAGACTGGCCACAATAGCGGGAATCTAACCGAAACGCTGGCGAGGCTTGGCCGCTGGTAGCCTACGCGTTATGCGTCTAGCCTACTGAGTAGCAAAGTGGCTGGACGCATAGCGGGGAACGCTGGCACAATGGCGACTCCCTACCGGGCAATCATGCCCAACTTAACCTAAGCAACTGGAGTAATTACTATGGGCACTATGCTTAAGCAAACCGTTAGCCGTTCGGATGAATCCACTAAGAGCCGTGTCGAGGTTGGATCTTATTCCGTCTACCTGCCGCAACTGGCGGAATTTGGCTTGGCCGTCGAGGCTAAGGAGGTAAAAGACGAGAACGGCGAATTTGTAGGCTACGCCTACGAAGGTGATGCGCTGACATTCTTGGGTAACGCAGTCGAGGCCGCAGTTAAGGCGCTGGCGCGTAATCGCCTCGTCCCGAAAACTGCCGACCTGCGCCCCGGTCAGTCTATGCCAGCAGACTTTGCTAGTCTGGTGAAGCCGCTGGAATCTAACGGTGGCTCTGCTGTATTGGCTGAACGCCATAGCCTGCTGGCCAAGTGGCAAGACTTCGTTGCGGGCCTGACTGATAAGTCTGACAACGTCAAACGCCTGCTGGTCCTGTTTGTAAAAACGCCGGACGCACTGGTAAGCCAGCCCCAGAAGGTTAAGGATGTGACTGCCGGTCAGGTCGCTGAATTTGGCGAGGCGCTGGGCGATAGCCTGACCGATTATCAGGCGCGTCTGCTGGGCAACGTGCTGGCGGCTTGTGAAGCCGTAGACGTAAATGATTGGTAAGCCTAACGGCTTACTCCCCAACTAACCAAGAAGCCCCGGCCTAGTGTCGGGGCTTTTTTTTTGCCCGCGATTTGCCTACCTGCGCCCCCTAGCCTAAGCCCCCTAGGAAGCCCCCCTTTGCGTTCTAATCCTACCCTGTACCCACCTATAGCCCCCTGCCTTTCCGCGCATCCTGCGCGATTCTAGCCCCCTTCTTTTGCCTAGCCTAAGCCTCCCCCCAGTAGTCTAAGCCAGCCAGCCCAAGCCCCATTGCCCGAGTAGGCGGCGCCGCCAGCCCAGTCTAGCCCCTAGATTCTGAGCCGAACTATACACCCTTCTGTCAGTAGCTCAGGCTGGCCGCGAGCAGCAGTCTAAGGCTAGCTGGTCAAGGTTTTTCAAGGTTTCCATGGTTTTCTAGGTGGTGGTCAAAGGCTAGGCAAAGGTTCTCAAAGGATTCTACGCAGTGATCCAGCAGTTCAAAGGTTCTCAAAGTAGGGCAAGGCACCCTTCTCAAAGGTCATTCAAGGATTAGTCAAGGATTCTCAAGGATTACAAACCCGGTCAAAGTATGCTACCCCC